TTTCTGGCGATCCCGCGGCCCTTCGGAACTACCTTGCCCGGACACGCCGGGATAAGCGCTTTGATCGCACCGTCATCAAGGCGATGAACGACGGCAAACCGCTGCCGCTGGAGATCGTCAACCGGATCACGGGGAGATATGCCGACGGGCTCCTCAAGCTTCGCGGCGACACCATCGCGTTGCACGAGACATTCGAAGCCCTCGGCGCATCAAAGGACATCGCCTTTCAACAGCAGATCGAGAAGGGCAACGTCCAGGCACAGCACGTCACGAAGACCTGGCGGCATACGCCGCAGGAGCGGCCGCGCGTCCAGCATGTGCAGATGAACGGCCAGAAGGTCAGGTTCGATCAGCCGTTCACCGCACCTGATGGCACCATGATCCAATACCCGCATGCACCCGGCGTGCCGGCAAGGCATACGCTCTTTTGCAAATGCTTCGCTGAATACAAGATCGATTTCGTCGCTCAACTGGTGCCGTAGTGGCCTTTGCGGCGACGGTGGGTAACTGGTGCGAGAAAGTGCCAAACGCCCTTGAGATTGTCTTCAAGGAGAGCGCGCAAGAACTCGTCAGCCAGTTGAACCAACTCGTTCCGCGCGACACGGGATTTCTCGCTGCGTCGCTGATGGCTTCAACCACGGCCATGCCTGCGCTTACCCGCGCCAATCCGGGCGTGGCGGTTCCGTCCGACCTTGGCGATATCCTGCTCGTGATCAACGGTGCCGATCTCGGCGACATCATCTACCTGGGCTACACGGCCAACTATGCGGCCTATGTCCACTACGGTGCGAGGGGCAATCCTCCGCGGCCATGGGTGACGATGGTTGCCCAGCGGTGGGAAATGATCGTGGCCGACAAGGCGCGCGAAGTGAAAGCGCGGCTGGGGTTGTAGCTTGCTTGAAGACAAAACTGCTACGAGCCTATATTTGCTCTATGGCCCACGATGAACTCTACCGTTGCCGCGTGTGCGGTTACGACAGTTACCCGGACGCCCCTTGGGGAGCTGATGGCGTGACTCCATCTCATGAAATCTGCGCATGTTGCGGCGTTGAGTTTGGATATGACGACGATGGTTATCCTGATTTCCTCAGCCGTCGCCGGGAACATTGGATTAATGTCGAGAAATGCCGCTGGGTGATGCCAGCGCTTCGGCCGATCGACTGGAGCGTTAAGAGCCAGTTGCTCTCGATACCTGCTCGGTTCCTCCATGATCGAGACCATCTGTTGATAGCGGCCTTGCCCTGACCGAAAACCGCTGGGTTCATTAGACATGCCATCCATTGAAACTGCTATCTGGCTCGCTTTGCGGGGCAGGGTGGAGAGCCTTGCCTTGTCGCCAGCACTTCCGATCGCCTGGCCGAACGAAGCTTTCACCAAGCCCACCGGCGGCTATCTGCGAGTAGCGCACATTCCAAACATCAATCGCCGGCTATTCCTCAACGGTGCCGATCCTCATCAGCGGCTCGGGCTTCTGCAGGTGGCTGTGTTCGGCAAGAAAAACCAGAACGCAGCCGTCGTGGTCGAGATAGCAGGGCTGGTTGCGGCGCATTTCCCGGCTGATCTCGCCATCGCCGCTTACGGCGTCACAGCGCGCGTCACCAAGGCACCGGACGTCGCGCAGCCGATCGATGACGACACGCATGTGATGGTGCCCGTGACGATCGCCTACGAGGTGTTCGCTTAAATCCCGCCATGGCCGTCGTCGTCATCCATGAGGTTGGCCAGCCTGCGGCCCTCAATCCAGATCAAGACGCAGCAGATCGCAAGAGCGATTAGCAAGACACCGATGATCACGGCAACGTAGGTCAGCATTGGCAGTAAATAGCGCGCCAATTTCCGCCGTCCAGCGCCTTCGGCAAGCGCATTCCACCAAAAGGAGGCCGATATGGCTCTTTACACCCTGGCCGGCACGAAAGTGTCGATCGGCACATCCGCTGCCGTCGATTTCACCGGCACCAATACCGAGATACTCACCGACTTCGCCGGCGACACCTACATCGTCATTGGCGAGACCGAGACGATCTCGGATTTCGGCGACACTGCCACCGATGTGACCTTCACCGGTCTCGGCGATGCCCGCACACGCCATCTGAAGGGTTCGACCGACGGCGGCACGGCTCAGATCACCGTTGGCGACCAGCCGACCGATGCAGGGCAGGCGGCGGTGCGCCTAGCGTGCGTGCCGACCAACCAGGCCGAGTACAACGTCAAATTTGAATGGCGCAACGGCGACGTCAGTTACATCCGCGGCCCGCTCATGGGATTCGGACGTGTGAACGGCACCGGCCCAAACAACGTTGCCAAGCGCCAGTTTAGCATTTCGAACAGCTACGGCGAATTCATCGATCCGGCTTGAGGATAGAACATGACGAAAGCATCACTTGGTGCCGGCAACGTGGAAATCACGCTGGACGGCGAAACTGCGGTTTTGAAGCCTACGCTTCTGGCCGCGCAGACGATCTCGCGTCAGGCGGGCGGTATCATCGCCGCAGTGGAGGCGGCCGCAAAGTTCGATGTCGATGCGGTAACGGGCGTCATTGCCCTTGGCCTCGGCAGGAAGCCAACCGAAGTCGCAGAAGCGGTGTGGTCGACTGGCATTGCCGACCTTGCACCGAAGGCGATCGAGTTCCTGACCATTCTCGCCAATGGCGGGCGGCGAGCGAATGGAGGAGAGGAAAAGGCAAACCCTCGGACGAGCGAATAGGCCTTGTCGAATACTACGATGAACTGACCGAGATAGCTCTCGGCTGGCTCGGCTGGACCGAAGAGCAGGCGTTGCGCTCCGACGTGAACGCAATCGCGGTCGCCTACAGTGGGCGGTGCGACATGCTTAGGGCGATATTCGGCGGCGAGAAGAAGCCGACCGAGCTTCCGGCATTCGGGCCGGGGATGCTGAGCAGGGGAGCCAGTTAGGAGCCCCTATTTCTTCTTTGCAGCGTCCAATTCCGCTTGGGTTACGGCTCCGTTCAGCAGGCAATTGGCGAGATAGGTTGCATCGGCATCTGTGGTCGATGTGCTCGTGACCCTTTTCAGAGTCTCGTCGCAGCGAGCCTTGTATTCGCGCGCGCTCGCCAATGCCTCGTTTGCCTTCGCCGACCGATACTCCTGGACAAAATAATATCCCACAGCGGCGACGATCGCCACGCATGCAGCGGCAATGAGAATTCGCATGATGCCTCCCCTGTTCGATGATTCGGACAGTAGTCGAGCCGGAAACCAAGGGTCAATCGCATGAACGACGTTGCACACCTCGGTCTCTCGGTCGACAGTCGAGACGTTGACAAGGGGTCGCTGTCCCTAAACCAGTTGGCGGCAGCTGCACAGCAGGCCGAGGCGGCGGCGAAGGGCCTGGGGGCTGGCACGCAATCTGCTGCGAACCAGGCGAAGGCGCTGGCCGGCGCAGCGGACCTCGAGGCGAGGGCTCTAAACCGTGCGGCGTCGGCGGCGAAGAATGCTGCGAACTCGAACAGGGACTTTGCTCGTTCGGTGCAGGTGACGCGATACGAGACTGCGAACATTGCCGCGCAGCTAAACGATATCGGGGTTCAGTTAGCCAGTGGTACGTCTCCGTTCATCGTGGCCATTCAGCAAGGAACGCAGCTAAATCAGGTCCTTGGGCAGGCAGGCGTACGTGGCGCTATAACGATGGTCGGTGGGGCTTTCCTTTCGCTTCTGAACCCTGTTTCCCTGGCGACAATCGCGATTATCGGAGCAGGTGGTGCGGCTGTTCAATATTTCACCTCGCTGATCAATGACGGCGAGAAGTCGGCGGAAGAACTCAAGAGGCAAGCCGATCTCATCAAGATGATCGCCGATCGCTGGGGTGAGGCTGTTCCTGCGATCAAGGCTTACGTCGACGAACTGAACCGCGCGAAAGACACTGCGGACCTGATGGAAGGCGGTGAACTCGTAGCCGGCGCCCGCTACGATGCAGTGCGCCAGCAAGTTCAGGACCTGAACATTTCAATTGCTGACATGATCACCACCCTTAGCGGCTTTGGTGATCAGGCGGTCGGTGATGCAGCGCGACTGCAGGACGCTTTCGCCAACCTTCAGGCAAAGGTCGCTGACAACACTGCGACTGCTGAAGACGCAAAAGAGGTTCAGTCCGCACTTGCGGATGTAATGGCCAAGTACGGCCTTCCGGCCGCTAACAGCCTTTCCGGCGCATTTGGCGAGCTTGCCGGAAAACTCGCAGGCGTGAGTGCCGCAGCGCAACAGGCCCGAACCGATGTCGCTGCACTTCTGACAGCGCAACAACTCGGCCCGTTGGGGACAATCCCACCCGTCTACTCTGGCGGTGGGAAATTTATCAATGCCGATGAATTGCAGACGCAGCGTGCGAACGCGACCAAATCGCAGTATCTCATCGAACAGGAACGTGCGGCCCGCTCGGCTGGCAAGGCCCTGAAGGACGCGGCGAGCGATGCGGTCGACCCTTGGAATGGTCTGCGCAAAGTCAGCGAAGGTGTCCGCGAGGAAATGCGCGCGATCGAGCGTCAGGCACGCGAGACGGAGAGGGCATGGGAACGCTTCGGCGACGGCGCTACCGATATCTTCAGCGGCCTTGTGACCGGCACTATGAGTTGGCGAGATGCGCTGAACCAAGCCATCCCGCTCGTAGTGGACCTCCTCCAGAACTTGGCCAAAGCAAACTCACTCACGGGCGGCGGGACCAGCGGTGGCGGTTTCTGGTCCGGGTTGCTTGG